TGAATGAAATTATGCAAATTGTATCTGAACGTGAAACGGTTAATAAAGAGATACAGGACGCTGATGTTCAAAATAGATTTAAAGAGATTGAAAAGATTGTGTTACCTTTTTTGTACAATCTTTCAAAGTCTAACGAACCTTACATACATTGGCCAAATAGAGGACCAATCATTAAGGCTCAAATGGACAAATTACTAAAACTAACAAGGGGATAATATGGCACAAATTAAATCACATCACAAAGATTTAAAAAGAGCAGTAAATGAAGCTGAAAACACAAGACAAGTTGATAGGTCTTTTAAAAGTTGGTATGATATGAAAACCCTAAAAAAGATAAAACTAATAGCAAAGGATAAACTATATGCGATTAAGCAAAAACTTCACCCTTAAAGAGTTAATTAAGAGTGATACGGCTGTTCGTAAGGGTATTAATAATAATCCTAACGAAGACCATATAAACAACCTAGAGCGGTTAGCAACAAACATATTGCAACCAGTCCGAGATCATTTTGCAAAAGTTGTATCTATATCAAGTGGGTATAGATCAGCAGAGCTTTGTGTTGCAATTGGATCAAGTGTTAATTCACAGCACGCTTCAGGCCAAGCTGCCGACTTCGAAATATTTGGAGTATCAAATAAGGAAGTTGCAGATTGGATCGTAGATAATTTGAATTTTGATCAATGTATATTGGAGTTTTGGAATCCAGAAGAACCAAATAGTGGTTGGGTTCATTGCTCATACAAAACAGATGAAGACAATAGACGAGAATATTTAAGAGCATTTAAAGGCGCTGATGGTAGAACTGTCTATCAAAAAGAATATTCTAAAACTACAGGTCCATCAAAAGAAGATGTAAATAATTCTTTGATGTAAAGACTTGACAAATACTTTATATTATGATATAATGAATATATAAAATTATTAATTAAAAAGAAGGCATATTATGGCATACAATCACGTGAAATTAGAAGAATCGGTATTACCCAAAAGTTTGGGTGTGAAAGGTAAAAACCAAGATGGTGTAAGATATTATACTATTGATGGTGTCAATATGCCTTCAGTTACTTCCATATTAGGTTCAATACCTGAAAGACAACAAAAGATATTGGCTTGGAGAAATAGTGTTGGTGAAAAAATGGCTAACTTTATTTCTGTTACTTCTACTAATAGAGGTAAAACTACACACACACTTATAGAAAATCATTTAAAGAATGAAGATGAAAAGAACATAGGCATAACTGCTGTTACAGCGTTAGGTCTTTTTAGAATTATCAAACCATATCTTGCCAGAATAGATAATATACATTGCTTAGAAGAATATCTGTACTCTAAAGAATTAGGTGTTGCAGGTCAAGTAGATTGTATTGCTGAATACAAAGGTAAACTATCTGTAGTTGATTTTAAAACATCTACAAAAAAACGAGACGCAGATTATAACTATGGTAACTTTTTACAAACTTCAGCATATGCTAAAATGTTTGAAGAATTATATCCTAGTAAGAAGATAGAACAAACTGTTATCTTGGCTGCTTGTGAAGATGGTTTTGTACAAGAATGGATACACGGTGAAGATAAAATAAAAGAACACCAAGAGTTGTTCTACAAACACGCTAAAGATTTCTTTGATAGACACAGTAACTTGAATAAATAGTTATAAAGTCAAAAGTCTGATTCAATTAAAAAGGTGATTTATTAGTCCTGCTTGCGACCTCAAACAGCTAAAGGGAAGTATGAAAAAATTAATTTTAATTTTAACATTATTATGTTCAAGCGTATTTGCAGAAGAATATACTCCATTTATATGGAGAAATTTACCTGCAGTATGTGGCGCACCAGAGGATGTTCAAAATTACATAGATTACAATGAGTTATCTCCTAAACATTTAAGTTTAGGTAGAGAGTCAAGTGATCCAGATGGTGAACCAGTTTATATGATAACTTATTATGAAAATGATAAAGGTGAAACATTGGTAACTGTTGATGTACCTAGTGGCGTAGAAACTTGTATATTATATCATACATTTAATAAAATGCAAGTATTTGAAAATTTAAAACCTAATGCGTAAGGAAAATATGAAAACATTATTAACAATATTATTTGCAAGTGTCTTATTGACGGCTTGTAGCATAAAAGAACCTAGACTATCTTTTGGTAAAAAATGTTTAGAAAAAGACAATCAAGTTGTCTATTCATACATTTGGTTATGGGATAAAAAAGTAGGGTTAACTGCTAACGAAGCAAATTGCGAATTAATCAAAAAAGATTAATCTTTAAGTTTGCCTGTATCTTAACAAAAACAGGCACTTTACAAATCTTTAAAAATATGATATAATGATACTATGTTATTAAATAGTAAAAAGTTTGGTTTGATCATTGAGGACATAGTTAAGAAAAAACGTGTATCTTATATGGAGGCTGTTTTAAAATATTGTGAAGAAAATGAAATAGACACAGGCACAGTCTCATCTTTAATTAACAAATCTTTAAAAGAAAAAATACAAATAGAAGCTGAAAATCTAAATTTGTTAGAAAAATCTAACACATCTAAATTGCCTATATGAACAGTTATGAAACGTATAAATTATATCTTGCTATTAAATTACATTTTACGACTGAAAACTATGATTTCTTTAAACATAACGCAAAGGTCAATTCTAGTTTAAACAGTTTTTTAAAACGTAATGATAGGTTTTTCTTTCATAAATTAGCAACTAAATATAAAAAAGAAGAACTAGTGGATTTCTTTGTCTGTAATTTCTTTGATAACTCAAAGACTTGGATAGGAAATCTGATAAGAGCAGATGGTGAAACAAATTATATTAAGTGGAAAAAATATACTGAGTCATTTACATACAATTTTAGAATGGATTGTAATAGGATTGTTAGCGTTATTAGCGATAATAATTGTAAGTTTGACGATATTTTTACTGTATCTATGGGACAACATCCTAGATTGCTACGGTTACTTCTTTCTAAGCAAATCTCAATACAGACAATCATCTTGTTGGATAAGATATTATCGTTTATCAAAACTTGGGATAAACAGATTGAAGAAACGGTTATTTGGCCTGAACTTTCTAAAAAGTTACAGAAACTAAAACCATTTGTTAATTATAACTTAACGAAGTGTAAATTTATTATGAAGGAGGTATTTGTACAATGACACAACAACAAGTAATAATTCCATTTTCAAATTTAGAAGGCGATAGAATATATCAAAATCTATACGGCACGTTAGAACTTATAAACAAGAACGGCCGAACATACAATGGTTCAATTGAAACAAAATCAATCAAACTTAAAAGCGGTAGTTTAAGTTATGTTTATAAAACAAAAGACAATCGTTGGTTTGACAAAACAGGAATGCCAATTGAACAACCAAAAAACTTAGTTACAAGAGATAAAAACACAGATGATTAAAAAAGATATAAAAGAAAGTGTTATAGATGTAGGTAGTGGTTTCTTTTTAGCCGTTATTATACAACTAACTATATTTCCTTTATTTGATTTACATCCTACTATATTTGATAGTTTTGGTATAGCAATAATATTTACCGTAGTGTCTATGACAAGGTCTGCTTGTTGGAGATGGTACTTTAGAAAAAGAAAATGAAAAGAGTATTTTGTATAGGCAATGGCGAAAGTCGTAAAGATTTTCCTTTAGAACAATTAAAATCATATGGTAAGATTTATGGTTGTAATGCTATCTATAGAGATTATCCTGACTTAATAGATGTACTAACTGCTGTTGATAATGGTATCATACACGAGATTTATCATAGCGGAATAGCAATGAAGAAAACTTGTTACTTTAGAAATTGGACTAAAGTTCCTGCAATGATGTATGAAAGTGTAGTTAATGGCCTATGTACAGAAGATGAGTTAAAAGAACTTAAAGGTTATGACGCAGTAAAAGAAAATGAACGAGGTGATTCAAAAGAATTTGTTATACACGGATCGTCATTAAAAGGTGTTGTAAATATTTTACGAAAGACACGTAAAGATTATCCTAGAGCAACAAAAGAAATAGTACAAACTAAAATTAAACACGCAACAATTAGCATATCTTGGATTAAAGAAGGTGATAAATCAAATGACGTTAAAGATTGCTGGACTGATTATAAAGACCACGGTTGGGCTTGTGGTGCAACAAGTGGTTACATAGCAACAAAGTTAGAAAATCCAGATGAGATATATTTGATAGGACACGACTTACAATCAAATACAGGTAGAATAAACAATATGTACAAAGGTACTAAAAATTATGCTCCGATTGAAGGTTCTGCTACACCACACGTAAATTGGGTCAATCAATGGTATACACTTATGGATTGGAATCCTAATATAAAGTTTTACAAAGTCAATAAGGCATTAGACAAAGAAAATATAAACAAAGAAATAGATGAATGGAGAAAGTGGAAAGAAAGAAAACAACTTCATTATATAACTCAAGCACAGCTGCTTGACAAATTGCAGAAAGAATGATACAATAGAACTATGTTAAGATTAATAAACTTCTTATTAAGAACTTTGCGATCTTTAAAAAGAAGATTAAAAGGTGATAAGGGTAAAACTTCACACAAAGACTGGTTAAAAGGTTACAATGAATGGAAGAACTCTTATAAATAATATTAATACTAATATTAATATTTACATTAATACATACAACAATATATACAAAGGAGAATATAATGTCAAACGCTTTAGAAGCACTCAAAAAGTCAAAATCTAATTTTGACGTTCTAACTAAACAGTTAGAAAAAACAATCGACAAACCCGAAACTAAAAACAAGTACCAAGATGATAGATTCTGGAAACCAGAACTAGATAAATCAGGTAATGGTTTTGCAGTATTAAGATTCTTACCTGCTGTAGAAGGCGAAGATATGCCTTGGCAAAGAGTCTGGCATCACGCATTTCAAGGACCTGGTGGTCAATGGTACATTGAAAATAGTTTAACAACATTAAACAAAAAAGATCCTGTGTCAGAAGAAAATACTAGATTATGGAATACTGGTATTGAAGCTGATAAAGAGATTGCAAGAAAAAGAAAAAGAAAACTACAATACTATTCAAACGTATTAGTAGTATCTGATCCAAAACATCCTGAAAATGAAGGTAAGGTATTTTTATTCAAATATGGTAAAAAGATATTTGATAAAATAACTGAAGCAATGAATCCTCAATTTGAAGATGAAAAGGCAGTTAACCCATTTGATTTTTGGGAAGGTGCAAACTTTAAACTAAAAATCAGAAAAGTTGACGGTTATTGGAATTATGATAAATCTGAATTTGAGCAAGTTAGTAGGGTAAAACCTAGTGACGAGGAGATTGACGCATTATGGAAATCTCAATATGCTCTAAAACCCTTCATTGATCCTAGTAATTTTAAATCTTATGATGAACTCAAAGAGAAACTGAATAAGGTACTTACTGGAACAAGAAGCACGGAGTCTGTAGAAGATATTGACCTCCCACCTGTCAGTAATGACGTACCCAAATCTTCTAACGGCTCTGTGGGGAAAGTATCGTCCACCGATGATGATGAATCATTATCGTATTTTAGTAAACTAGCTGAGGACGATTAATCTATCTCTCTCACTTTCTCAAATTAGGTAGCCGTCTTTCCTTTCTCTGGCGGCTACCTATAAGAATAAAAAAATAGAAAGGAAAATAATGTGATAAAACACATTGGCAATTAAAAACTGCTAACTAATAATATAGGAGAACAAAAATGTCAAATCAATTTATAGTACCATCAGGTACAAAATTTAAAGATATTCATTTAGAGTTAAATGAAAAATTAAAAGAAATATTTCCAGAAAGATATGGTGACGGCACTTTAGTCAAAGGTGCAAAATATATAGAAACAATCAATGCTGATTGGGATATGTTTAAAATGGATAATTATTATACAGATGATAAGGGTCTTAAAGAAGATGTCACTAATTCTGTTCAAAAAGTAAGAGCAGCTAAAAATAAAAAAATAGCTGAAGTAAAAGAAGATATTAAAAAAAATGGTTATGATTTAAGAGAACCTAGACCTGCTTTTTATAGGGATAAACAAGGTAAACTAATGCCTGCAGATGGTAGAGGTAAATGGGGTTCAATGAAAGAACTAGGTTATAAAAATATACAAGTTGATATATTTGAAGTTGAAAATCAATCTGTAGCAAGACTATTAGGTAATAGACTTAATTGGAAAACTAAACCAAAGGCTGATATAGAGGCTGATGATATTGAAAAACAATTAGTTGATGATATAAATGAAAATATTTTAATTCTATCAGGTAAAGAACACAAAGACTTTGCTTTATTAGTAGATGAGGCACAAGCAAGTGGTGGTGATAGTTTTAAAGAATCAACTTATAATAAAATTGCAAGACGAGTTTTATCCAAAGTCAATAAAGGCGCTTATGAAACTAGAATAAGTTATGATGATAAATCAGCAAAATTATGGATGGAAAAATGGAAGTATGTTGATGATTATAAACCAGATGGTCATAAACAAGGTAATGGTATATTTTATTATGTTTGTTCAGCTAATACTTTATCAAAGTCATACAAAGACGCTGTTTATAAAGCAGACTTTTTAGCAACACACATTCCTCATTTTAAACAGTTAAGAGTTGTTTTACATCCAGGTGAAATATCTTCTTCAGATGTAGCTGAAAGTTTTAGATTGATTATTGATAATGGTAGAACTGAATGGGAAAATTATACTAAAAAATTAAAAACCAGAGTTACGGGAGAAGATTTAAAAATTGTTAATAAAAAACAATTAGTCTTATATGGTTGTTTACCAGCTTCAGGAGCTATGCAAGAGGACTATCCTTTAAACAAAATGATATTGTTTGATAAAGGACCATTAGCAAATGGTAAAACATTTACTGATTTATATAATGACGAAACATTATCAAAACAATTTATTAGTGATGAAGATTAAAAAATTACCTAATATTGATAGAAGAGCGTACAAGGGTTTATTTAAACCCTTGAACCCTCAAAAGTATAAAGGTAATGTAAACAACATAGTTTATCGTTCCTCTTGGGAGAAACGTTTTATGAATTATTGTGATAGAACAAAAGAAGTTATTGAATGGGGTAGTGAAGAACTATCAATTTATTATAGAGGTGTAGATGATAGACCACACAGATATTTTCCTGACTTCTATATGAAAGTTATACAGCCTAATAAAACTTATAAAAAGTTTTTAGTAGAAATAAAACCAAAATATCAGACAAAAAAACCACAACCTGGGAAAATAAAATCAACATATTACAAAAGGGCATTATTAACTTACGAAACAAATAGACGTAAGTGGGCAACAGCGTTTGCTTGGTGTAAAAAACACAATATGTCATTTAAAATACTTACCGAAGATCATCTAAAGACCTTTTAAATTGTCATAAATATATGATATGGCAAGTGTATTTGATACAATTAAACTAAAAGCAGGTGATACTGACCGATCTGCTACTTGGTATAGAACGCAAGTAAATAAGATTGCTAGTGGTACTACAGCTGCTGAATTATTCAGACAAGGCAAATTACAAGGTAGACCTAGTGTAGGTAGACTTAATCTATTTGGTTATAATCCAAAGTTAAGAAAGACTTTACCTTATTACGACATATTTCCATTAGTATTGCCATTAGAACCAATTTCAGGTGGATTTTTAGGTATGAACTTTCATTATCTACCACCTTTATTAAGATTTAGACTATTAGAACGTATGCAACAGTTTGCTGACGACACTAAATTTGATAGTAAGACAAAATTTGATGTAAACTATAGTGATGTAAAAAACATTAGAATAGTAAAACCAACAATTAAGAAATACTTGTATTCATATGTACAAACAGGATTTTTCAGAATAAATATGAATGAAGCAGCGATTGCAATATACCTTCCTGTACAAAGATTTAAAAAGGCAAGTGAAGCGGTTGTTTATTCAGACAGTAGGAAATTTATTTAATGGCTATAATTAGACAACGATTACCAATACCAGGACCATTTGACATAAGAATTGGCTTGCCAAGAGATAAAGGTTTTGATCCACAACAAGCAAGAAAAAGATTAGAACAAAAAGCAAATCGTAAAACTTCAGTAAATCAATTTAGATCAATGATCTCTGGAGCTGAAGGACTTTACAGACCTGCTAAGTTTTTAGTAGTATTAGAATTTCCTAAAACTTT